CCCTAACAAACCCTCTCGGAAAATAGATCATTCCCGAATCAGATGACTCTAAAATATAATCAGAAGTATCTACTTGATCAAAATCGCTTGCTGAATAGTCACTAGAAGTTCTATATTCTAACTTAGTGATAGATGTAACTGGAAAGTGTTTTAGATTTAAATAATGAGTTCCACTTCCGTTTACTTCCTCATCGGTATAAGTCGTTTCCTTAAACCTTCTATTATTGCAATATTTTTCTATTAAATCTGTGGCATAGTTAATATAACGAGTTAAAATATTGTCTTTACTGGCATCAGAAATACCCAAAGACTCTTTAACATCATCGAGAGCTATCAAAGCGTAAGATTCTAAAGTTTCAGGCATTATTTAATCCTATATTTACTCTTAGGTTTAGAGACCATCATTTTATTTTCATAATCTTTGAAAAACTTAATTAAAACAGCCACACCCTTGTCAATTAAGGTGTGAGCATGGTTATTTTCAACAGTTTCAATTTGTCCGTATTTTTTATCTTGATAATCTTTAATGTATTTTATTTTCTGCATAACAACCTCTTTAAATTAGCCTGTGGTCTCGCCTTAGTTTATTTTTTCCCCAAGATCCCCACTCAAGTCCGGCTAAAGACATATATCATTATGGATATTCATTTCTTATACGCTTGTGATTGTCGAAAGAGCCTGTGTATTGGTCAACTCACCATCAATTCTTTCCTCGACACGAACCCAAATAAGATTATGCTCGAAGGCAGAATTAGATGCAACAGTTGCTTCATCGCTGACTTTCATACCGATACCGCCTTTTGTAGCGATCCAATATTTTGAGAGGTCAACAAAGAAAATAGTTTTACCAGCACCATCGTATTCAATGATTGGGCGACCTTTTAGAGTAGCCAAACCATCTACTAGCAATGTATCAGAGTATATTGGTCTGTTTTGGCTATCAACTAAGTTAGAAATAACTCCAACTGATGCAGTTGACATAATCCAAACACCATTTCCTCTAATTTGCTGAGGCAATCCTAAATAGCAAGTATTGATGTGAGTAAATGACAAAAGACCACCTGCGGCAACTGTCTTATTCGGAGTATAAGTAGAGATTCCTGTTGGTTGGTTTGTGCCAGAACCATTCAAGAACTTACTATCTTCTTCTTCAGCCAAAGCTTCAGTAAGAAGGCTCTGAATTAATTCAACAACCCCACCACTACCGACACCGGCAGTTGCATCCATCTGTAACTCTTCTGAGATACCAACGATTGCAGCAACCGAATAAGGAGTAAGAGAAGCTTGGTTAAATTCGGCTGTGGAAGTCGATTTAGAAGCTAACTCAGATCTCCAGTAGAGTTTAGGTCGTGAAATAAGACTGTTGTAATAGAAGGTGTCACCAAGTATAGAAAACTCTCTTGCTCGTTGTCTAATACCAGCACTCTGTCTGATGTCGGTTACAAGTTCTTTAGCCCAACTAGACTCAACCAAATAGCCACCAAGACCATTTGTTCCTTCGGCCATAACTTGTAATTTCTGCACATCATTTTCAAAAAGAGCCTTAAACCACTCAGATTTCATTTGAGCTTTAAGGTTGTGGTATTCGTCAACTTCTTCAGCAGAAAGCTTATTATACTTCATGGATTTAGCTAAGGCTTTCAATCGAGACATATCGCTGGCCTTAATGCCATCAACTTCACCCTTATCGGTAGAAGTGATTTTAGGCCTATTGATTTCATCAACTTTGTCTTGAAGCATTTGGAATTTCTCCATAGACTTTGCAGCGATTTTTTTAGCCATGTTGTCAGCCCATTTTTCATCGGCTTCATCTTGCTCTTTATCGCTATCGGTCTTGTCTTCTTCAACTTCGTCTTTGATGTCTTCCTCAAGTTCAGCTAATTCCTGCTTTTCCTCATCGGTAGCAGATCCATCTTCAACTTTCTTTCGTAAGTCTTTTAGTTTACCCATTCTTTTCCTCAATTAGCAGATCTTCTGCTAATTTATGCATTGCTTGAAGTCTCCTGCGTCTGCTGTTTTTGACAGCCTTATCACTAACTTCAATCGACCCTTTATTTGAATTGACATTAGGAGTAGTTATATATTTTATACCCTCCAAAATGTCATCAATTTTCTTATTTAAATTAACCAAATCATCAGATAATTTTTTTATTTCGTCTGAATTTTCTACCTTATCCTCTTCTTCATCATTTTCCTTTGGTTTTGGTTTGCATCGTTTTTCAACTTCGTCTTCATCTAAACCAAAAGCTTTGCTAACAGTAGATGCACTAAATCCTTTAGAAAAAGCTAGATTTAAAGCCTCTTGATTAGCTGGAACATTGACAATAGAGATTTCAAGCAATTTCTGTTTTAGATAACGCCTATCGTTCCAGTCTCCTTCAGATTCAACCGGTAAGAAACCAACTGAAGACGCTTTAATTACTTTGTCATCAACCAACTCGCTTATAAGCTTAGATAATTCACTTTTCTTATGAAAACTAGGAGTAAAGACTAAAGATTTTTTCCCATCTACTGTCTTAAATCCAACTTTAGAAGTGCCAATGGCCGGTTCAAAGGGATTGTGTGACCACAAAACAACTGGATTCTTTCTATACTCTGATAAATCCCAACCATCAATATTAATTGATTCTCCTTGCCTATCTACGACATCAGTTGAGGCAATAAAAACTTTTTCACCCTCTATTTCCTCTAGGTTTGCTTTTGTAAATAATCTATCAATTTTCTCTGGCATTTTAGACTCCTTATTTTCTATTTTTATTCTCTAAATGTTTTTTACTATCTGTCAAGAACTCTCTAGTCTTTTTCAACAACTGGTATGGTGGTGCATCTACAAGAAACGTGAAGCGGTGGTCTTTTTATGTTTTCATAAGTAACTGTTGCTCCACTTGGTAAAGAATCACCCTCATTAAAATAACTTTCACTTAATTTAGATACTTTACCTTCCATTGAACTACAATCAGGACAAACTCTTTCGTCTAAGGCTGTTAACCACTCCTCTTCTTTAACGCCACTTTTTGACCATACAACAGAGTTAGCATAATTAGTTGCCCTAGATACTTCCGTTACCGATATTCTTCTTGCCTGATAGGTTTTAATATCTCCAATAGCATCACTTACCCTTTTAGTAAGTTTTTGTCCGCTTTCTCCATTATTTAAGCCTTCGGTTAAAGAATTGGTTAGTTTTTCTCGAATAGTTTTAGTCATGCTCTTACTGAATTTTCTAATCTGACTTTTAATTTTATTAGCAATCACTTGATCAATTCTCATTGTCTCCTTAAGTCCAAGATATTCATAAGCCTTATTACCTTGTATTGTGACGATTTCTTTAAAGATCGCATCAAATGCTCTAATAGAAAAAGTAACAGCATTGGCTTCATCAAACATTAATTCTGACGATGATATTTTCATCTTATCGTTAATATTCTGTTGGACTTCAGAAGAAATATACGGATAGATCTTTTCTTCCATGATTTTTTCAACTTTTTCCTCGTAAAGATCAGAATTGGCTATTTGAGCTTTCCAAAAGTTTTCTTTTCTTTTAAGTTTTCGTTGGTCTTTGCGTCTCTTGAGTAATGCCTTTTTTATCTCTTTTTCAATCTTTGCTTGATTCTCTTTAAGGGCATTAGCCATAGACTTTCTTCTTAAATTTCTATTATTGAGTCTTCTAATTTCTTCGCTAAAGTCTCTCTCTGGCAAATAATCCTTATAACTATTTCCTTTGTGTTTACCCCTAACAGTAACATAACCTTTTCCTTGTTGATCAGGATTGTTGTCGGTAATAGGACTAACATTTAAAGGTAGGTAAAGCACATCTCCTTCAGGGATAGGGTCTAAGCCTTTCTTTGCTCTAGCTTCATTAATGGTGTAAACCAAGTTAGTAAGCTTGCTTAATTCGTCATTTAAAAGCTCAACTGCCTCAGGGATAGGAGACTCGTAAGATAAAAATAGATCTTCACCATAAAGAGGGACTAAAAACTCATTCAACGTATCGACTAATTTCTGCATTTCCGGGTCGGTTGTATTCTTCTGTTGAATGTATTCGCTTGTTTCA